AGAGCAGAACCCGTGGGTGGTACCACGGGGAAAGCGGGAGGTTCCCGACTAAAGGACGTTGAACAACAAACACTCACAGAATCAAGTGATACCGCACCTAGCATGGGCTATGGGGCAGAAATCAGTGGTGACGTGTACGTTGAACAACAGACGATGGTTCAGAATATCCGTAGGAAAGTAGTGGCTTGGCTAGCAAATCTACAACCTAAAATTACCGGCGACAGTGGCGTTCACTGTTGCCGGCGCGTGGTTCGATCAGTTAACAATAATCTTGTTGATTGGATCGAACCAAATGAAGACCCCATGGAGGTTGGGGCATTACTTGCAGTCGTGGACAGTGACATAGTCATAGAGCCACAAGTAACAGACTGCATCGCGTTGGTGAATGAACGAAGGGGACAACCACCGTCCCGGTTTGATGAGCAATGTGTTCATGTTAGCTCCAGTAGAAGGAAGCGAAACAGAAAACGCAAGGTTCATCGAATACCCGTACTGTCGGGAGAGATCGCATCTCAAGCGAGACAACGGTTTGGTCCAATTAAAGATTCCCCAAGGAATCGGATGTTGGTCAGATCGGATATCGCAAAGAGGGTGGCAGCGAATCGCAAACTAGGCACAACAAACTACGTGAATCTACGAGAATGTGATGCTGAGTTATTAATCCAATATGCAGCTGGCATGTTTTGGATACCAACTCAGGAATCAATAGATACACAGAAAATGTTGCAAACCATGGGCGCGAATTGCCGACAGGACCTCCGCAACGAGCAGGTTGCGGAGGTTGGGGAAGAATGAAGCGGCTTAGCGCTTTTGCACGGAACCTCTTCCAAGTCTAAGGTGACATCAGCTCAAATTAATGAGATCAATGCTAACTATAGACGGTTCAGAGGTGGTAACACATTCTGTGTAAAGAGAGCTAGGCAGGCAGTTGGCCAGGAGGCCAGGGTCTATTACCGAGTTAGACGCGGTAACGGACCCAATTGGGATATGCCCAATAATGACATAGATAGTGTGTCCCACGCGATCCTGGAGAGAGTATTCTTTACCAAGGATAATCATGGGGGATTTAGGCCCGCACCTAAACCTTATGATGCTGAATTATACCCTGGTTTTAATACCATGGCACGAATTCAAATCGCACAAACACACATTTTACGACAGACCGAATCATTCCGCATGCAGATGTATAAGATGATAAGCGAGTACGGCCGAGTTAGCCCGTTAACAACCGATGAATTTCTGGCATGTTACGGTGGAACAAAGCTCAAAGTTTACCAGCAAGCGGTAGAGTCACTTGACAAGAAGTTGTTAAGTGATGCGGACTGTAGGGTGAAGACATTTACGAAGGACGAATACAGGAAACCCGGCGGGGCTCCAAGAGCGATTCAACCACGATCACCCAGGTATAATGTCATGATGGGTAGGTATATCAAGCATTTGGAACATAGATTGTTTGGATATATTGACAGGATCTTTGATCCAGTTGGAGACCACAGGACAGTGGCAAAGGGAATGAGCATGGACACACGAGGAAGTGTGATCCATGACATGTGGAATAGCTACGATGACCCAGTTGCAATTG